TGCCAAGGGTTGCGATGTTCAAACATCTTGAACTGAGGGTCTTTTAATCCTGAGATTGTTTGCTGATTAGCAACAACTGTAGTAAAAGGGGTTACGTCAGTCCAGAGTTCTTTAACAACATTTGGGCGCATGTAAAAATCTCGTCTATCTGTGTATAGTACACCTGAAGAGCCGAGTGTTTTCGGGTTACTTGCCATTTTATGTTTTCTCCGTTTTTATTTAAACCATTATCTTCTGTTTCGCATCAAACCGAGATTAAAAGCATCCTCATCATTTACTTGAGGCTCTGATTGCGCACTCACGACCCCTGCGGGTGGAGGCGTATTCAAAGTATTTTGTTTTTGCTTCATCATTTCGGCTCGTTGCCTTTGCTCAACTTCAGCTTGACTTGGTGCGGAGCGCATTTTATCTAAACGAACAAGATTGTCTAGAGTTAAAGAATCAGGACTAGAGTAATACTGCATAAACTCTTGAGCTTTGTCAGGACTATATCCATACTTACCCATAAGTTCATTTCGTGTATTATCTGTTTGACGTTGCGCTTCATATTGTTGTTGCGCTTGACGTATTTGATTCTCTTTTGCTTGTAATTCTCTTATTCTGTATTGTTCAGCTTGGTCACTATAATCAATCATTTCATCTCTATAGTTATCAATTGCTTCACGATACTTATAACTTGCGCTCTCTGAATCCATGTATGCTTCAGAAGAGTCGTAATTGACAGGTTTAGCGGGACGCACTGGTTTCTTTGGGGATGCCATCTGTTCGTTATTATCGGCAACAGTTGGGGTATCTCCAGAAAGTGATTTAGCAACGCCTTTTAAGATGTCAGGGTTTTCTTGAATGTAGTTTGCAATTGGTGCAACTTTTTCATATTGACCCATTTGGTCTTGCAGTTTGTTGTATTCACTTGCCTTTTGGTCGTATTTGCTCTGCCAGTATTCAAAACGTGAAGTGTCTTCTTTTGGAGTTTCTTCTACTCCAAAACTCTCTTCGTTTTGAATTGTTGGAGGTGCTAGACTTTCATCATAGCCTTCCAACTGATCTACAGGATTTGGAACTGCTTCCTCACCTATTCCACTTTCTTGAATTGGCGCATCTCCTCCTAAATCAAAATATTCAGGTTCAGTTGCTTCAGCATTCAAGGTTTGTGTTTGTTCAGACATTTGTTTCTCCTTAAGGACTATTTGTTAATTAACAGCAATAGTTCCTTGGTTTGGTTCTTCTCGTCTTAAATCTTCTTTAGCTAATCGCAACTCGTCATTTAATCGAGCTTCAAATAGCTTACTTGCTGACTCATTCTTATTTGAAGATGAGTTCAGCTTTGTTTTAAATTTTTCTATTTCAACACGTTTTCTATCGTGCGTTGATTCACGTTGTGCAGTTTGTAAATCGCCTTTAGTATTCTTTAACTGCTCTTCTAATTGCTGAATCATTTGTTGTTGTTGTTGAATAATACTTGTTCGTTGCATAACGCCTTCTGTATCTGCTACTTCTGTTTGTTCTAATACCTCTTGAGCATCGATAATGCCTTTTTCATATAAAGTCATGTAGTAATCAAACCTTGCCCATCTATTTGATGGCAATGTTGAACCGCTAACAACAATTAAATCATATTTGCCAATTGTGACATCGTTAACACGCCCAATAATCTCATTTGTAAAATCATCATAAATTGGTTGGTTCATTGTTGCTTCAGCTAGTCGTCCATCAGGCTTCATAATGCGGACTACTTTTTCATCGGTATATGTTTGTTGAATTAGCTGAACAATAATTTTACCAATTTGATTTAACGCTTCATCAAGGTCGTCAATTTTTGATTTAATTCTTCGTTGAGCGTATTCATCAATAGCCACAGTGCCTTTGTAAGTGCTTGGAGCGGCAGATGGGTCGCCATGTTGTAAAGGGTGAATGCCAAGAATATGATATATGCTTTGTTTTGCATCTTCTCTGTTTTTATATAGTTCGTTAGGTAATGGTATCGGCCCTGCCACAATTGGTGTACCAAGTTCAGGGTCAAATTCGATTACGCCTGTACCTGCTCTTGCCCACTCTTCTTCTAATTGCCTACGATTCATTGAACCTCGTGGAATTAATAGTTTTGTGTTAGTCGAGCTAGATGCGTGAGCAATAATTAACGAAGTCACTTTATTTACATACTCTTGAATAGGCTTAACAAATCGTACATCGCTCATTGGATAAGGATTGCGATTATGTCTATTCATTAACGTGACTATTGGGTAATCATCAATGTCCATGATATAATCATAGAGTAACTTTCCGCCTGCACACAGAATCCTTCTAATTCTGTCGGTTTTTATTTTATTAGCTACAATAATTTTTAATTCAACTAAATCAGCCTTAGTAATAATTTCTATTTGATGTCCGCTATTAGGTATTGCTTCTTCATGTTCAGGGCCTGGCATCATTGTTGGCTGACCTGTTTGCAAGTCTTCCATATAATGATAAATACCGCCAGTTGCTTCATAAATTCCAATCAGTTCTGCAACACTAGCTTTTTCTGTAATATAATTTGTACCCTCAGCGTTTGTCATTTTAATAGCTTGTTCTTGCTCGTATTCAGCATAGCCTTTTTTATTTAAAACGACTTCTTGTCCTGTTAAGGTGTCTAATACGTGAAAATAATTATGTTTTTCTTTTTTATACCTATCAATGACTTCATAGTATTTTGTATCAGTAGAATAAGTGTCATTTGACATTGGCCCAATGCTCTGGTCAAGCGTAGACTCTCTCGTCATTGCAGGGTATCTATCATTCGCAGATGTTTCCATATCTTTTGTATTTGCTTGTGGATATAACTGCTTTAACTGTTTTTCTGTAAAGAGTCGCGCAATAATTATATCAGAAGCATCTCTGCAAAACGTATCTCGACTATTTGGATCTATATAAACATCAAGGGGGTCAATACTATGTAAACATACTTCCCCACGCCCAAAATCTTTCATCGGGTCAACATATGCTTGTATAACCCCCATGCCTTTTACGTAATAATCATCAACAACTTGTTTGATTTGCACATTCCCACTCGACTTGTCCCATATATAAGACATAATGTCTGCAAATATTCTACCTACTTTAGTGTCACTATCATCTCTACCTGTAGATTGAAATTTTGGTTTGTTTGCTGTAATTAAGGCTTTAGCTTGTTCAACTGCGGGATGAACAACATTGTCTACAATAGGGTTTTGAGACCTTTTTTCTAAAGTTGCAACGTGAGAAGATTTCCATTGTTGATTATTGCGAAACTCATCGTCTTCCATTGCTTGAGTTGCCCATTGCGCTCTTTCTGAGTGGAATTGGTCTAAAAGTTTTTCAGACTCGGTTACAACTTTGTTCTTAGTGTGGGGCATACTGGAGGAAAAATTATTAACTCCAGAAATCCTCGGTCTACAAGATTAAGTAATTTGCCAGTCGTTTGATTGAAACCACTTTGTTCCAAGTGTAGGAATTTCAGCGTCTTCATGGTGAGGTTTGTATGAACCTTTAAATGCATAGTATAATCCATCTAAAATATCATCATGTTTACCTCGTGGAAATAAAAGCATTTCATCTTCAAGGTTTTGCATGTTTTTCATAATAAATACTTCTTTTTTAGCAAACGAAGGTTGCAAACTTTCTAATCTATGCGATTTGCTTGTTCGAGGGTTTTCTTTTATGTTTAAGCCAGGAATGTACAATCCTTCTTCATCGCATCTCATTTGAACGTATTGACGTAACATCTCTTGATACCCAACAGACTCAATACGAGTTTTAGTACTGCGATACATTCTAAAGTTGTCTACAATAGCTTCTGCTAAAGCAAGTGGCTTTGCATGTTTTCTATAATAAGGCAAAGCAAACTTTCTGCCTTTGTCATCAATTGCTAAATTAAATATCACAGAATAATCAGCAGTTTGTTTAACACTCGAAGCTGGGTCAACGCCTGTAAAAATATTTATAGGCACAGACTCTTCAACTTTTTCGCCATCAAGCTCTGTTATGTCTAACATGGCATTTCCTTCTTTATTAAATCGCAGTTTGCCTTCATAGTGNTGTATATCTTCTTTTTTAAACAATTGATCTTCGTCACCTACGATTTCACACATATATTCTCTGTAAAACACAGACAATCTATTAATTGACTCTAATTCTTCTTTTTTTTGTATTAATTTTTTTACAGGCCACCATTCTTCCCACAGGGAAATGTTTTTTTCTATATTTGGTTTAAAAACTCTATTTGTCCACCCTTTCATTACTTTTAATGTTTCAACAAGACATCTTTCGTGTTGTGGAGTGCCAATTACAATAATTCTACCTTTTTGCGGGTCAACCGATGGAACTGCTGACTGTAAAAGCCATCTTAAGTTATGTTCCATTGCTTCAGCGGTTTTTGTATTGTTTTCATCTTCGGGGTCATCTACAATAATAAGCGTAGGTCTTTGATTACCAACTTTAATTCCACGTAACTGTTGGCCTGTGCCTTTGCAGATTATCATAGAGCCATCTTTTAGCTCTACTTCTGCTTTTGACCAAGTACGTGCAGAATGTTGCCCCCAATAACCAAATAATTGTCTAAACTGTTGAGAATAGTCCAAACAATCTTTTATTGTACCTAAAAGCTTTACGGCATGGTCTTGAGTTCGAGATACCAAGACAATTAGCTTTTTTCCTTTATCGAACATTAAATGGTACATAGGGAGGACACCACCTACTATTGAACTTTTAGCGTGACCTCTGGGGGCGATTATATTAATTTGCTTATTTTCACTATCAAGCAAATCTTTTGATATTGTGTAATGAAACTGCGGAGATGGCACAGAAAACATCTGAGGCATAGCTATTTTACCAAAAAGAACCATATCGTGCTTCAATTTGTTTAAAATAGCTTTATTATTAACTTTTGCTGACACCTTTTGTATTTTACTTAACCAGTATGAGTTTGTGTGCGTTTGTTAATAATCAGTACCTAATACGTAATCTGCTTCACCATCTTCCACTTTAATTCCGTTTTCTTCCGCAATTGTCTTTAAAATCGAATAAAATAGTTCCATCTGGTCTTCATCTATATATTTTAAAAGAATGCGTTTTTTCAGCCATATAGGGCGTATATCAATCGAATCTAAACCTCTATTCTCATCCATCATGTGTTATTTCTTTCTTTTGTTCAAGTTTTACTCGTTTCTCTTCTTTTGCAATTTGATCTACGATTTGACTTGTCATGTCAATTTGCATTGTATCTGTTTGCACTGCTTTTTTAGGAAGCATGTCTAGTATGCGTATATATTGTTCTGCACCACGTAACATTGTTCCTGGGTCTTCTTTATCTCTTGCAAGACCAATTGCGTCAGCAATTACATCTAAAACATCGCCTTCTGCTATGCCACGCTCTTGTAAAGCTTTGTCTATTTTTTTATCTACCATTTGTTTGACAGTCTCCTGTTTAAATAATCTTTTTGCAGTTAGGTCAGGTCTTTCTTGTTTTGGCCTATATGCTTTTCCAATAATTGACCAATTTATGCCTTGCCCACTTAGTAGCATTCTTGTGTAAATATCTACTGCTCGTTGTGTTCTACTGCTCTTTCCTTCTATATATTCCCAAGATTCAGATGATACTGTTGCATAATTACCAGACTCTCTTCTTGGTTCGTATAATAACTTTGCTCTATCGTTTAACCACATTCTACCAAAGACAAATTGTAACTCAATGCCACTCTTATAATGGTTCTTTGCAATGCACTCTCCAATATAATTATCATCCGTAATGCCATAATCCCCTGCTTTACACTCTTTCCAAGGTTTATAGGCAATTTGCTTTGTGATTGCTTCTTCTTTGGTATATACAGGATAGGTTACATCCTGATAATTGTTTATTTTTAACTTTCTAGTTAAATAATCCATCAGAACTACTGTATATATACTTTTCTGTATTATTATACGTAGTATAATAATACTCTTTATATACTGTACTGTATATATACTGTATAAAAAGCATCCGTTAGAACTAGTTTTGCAACACTTTTTTTAATTTTTTTTCAAATTGCACTTCATAGTCGTCATATTGCATTTCTATTGTTGATTCAATTTGCATTTCAGCTTCTATATAGTCTCGTAAAAATAAAAATTCTTCAATATTCGTATTATTTATATTGCAATCCACCCAATCGTTTTTTTCATCGTTAAACTCTGATAAAACACCTGTATTTGGATTAAAATACTTTCTTGACATAAAAGAAGATATGCATTGCAAAAGGCCTCGCTCTACATAACTTTTAAAAATTTGTTTTAGAATGTGTGGGGGAGATATACAGTACCCCTACCCCCTTTAAATTGGGGATACCACTTACTTATACTGTTGAGTTTTCCCATACCCAATTCAAAGATGGTACGCCCTCGTTGTGGTGGCGCAAACGCCACTGTTAATTAACTAAGATAAGGAATAAAACAATGAAATTAGATATACATATACATAGTGCTAATGCTGAGTATAAATCTACTCAATCTAATGTGACTGTTAACCATAAGACTGGTGAGATCAGTCACGAATCTATCAAAGACATGAGCGATGATAGATTTGATACTCAGGTAGCTAATGCTAAGCTCATCAAAATCTGGCATACAGAGGATGAGCGTGCTGAGGTTCGTGAAAGCCTGTTAGCTATGCAGAACAACCACCATTTCTCTGATGATATAGTGGAAAGTAGTTGTTCTACTGGTGGCTTTCTTACAACCATCTATAAGGTTGTTCGACCTGAACCAATCAATGATAGGAGTGGCTTATCAAGGTTTGGTACTGTTCAAAGCAGATAGTTCTTCCCATAGATACACTTAGTCCTAGTGATTAGGTGTATCTATTTAAACCCTACACAAAAAAAATAGCAGGTAAAAAATGCAATGCTTGTATCGTCATAAATATCAGCTTGTACAGTGGTTTCATCAACGCACTAATGAACCATTACACAAGGTTAAAAAACGTAGTAAAAAACAGCTTTATTGGTTGTTTTACAACAGTGCAATAGTTAATCAAATTAAGGAACAATACTCATGATTATATTAATGCAATTATTTATAACACTTTTAGCAATCAGCATGTATGTAGTAGCACTCGTTGCAATATATGATGAATGGATAAATTAAGACCTCCTCTTGGTCTGGGCAGTCATGGATTCCGCATGATGTGGCTGCTCTTTATATTTCCATAATCAGAGGAATAGAATGTCTGATTAAACAATGATGCGTCTAGCATAAAAAAACTATGTGCGTGAAGATAGACCGAAAAACCACACATCATAATGTTAGCTAATGGGATGGGTTTCTGTGATTAAAACACAGGGTCTGATGTAACTGCGGTTGAAAGACAAATCAAATAAGTTATTAAGTCCGTTCGTGCGTAACTATAAAACTCATCCCTATAAATTAATACAACAGGACAAAAATGTCCTATTGAAAAACACGTAAGTATAATAAAAACAAATACTTATGTGAATTTGCCCTCTCTAAACCTTACACATACAAAAAGAGCATAAGCTTAATACCTGTATCTTCTAATATTACATAAGTTAGTTACAAGTAACAATATTATGCCCTCCAAAAAAAAGATAAACATATGAATAAA